GACGTGCTGGGTTACGACAAAGAGATCTGGTTCAGCCACTCAGTCGCCCGTCCGCTCAAGCAGGGTGAGCGCACCCAGATGAAGGAAGACCGCAAGGAACAAAAAGAGCAGGAGCAATGGTCAAAGATTTGTGACGACATTCTGGACTTGGTACGCAAAGATCCAGGCAAGTCACGCTCCTACTACGAACGTCTGCCCGTGGCACAGGGCGGCGTCAAAGCATCTCAAGAGCGCAAAGAACGCGCCGTCACCAGCCTGCTGAATGACGGATCGCTCGAGCGCATTGAGTTAGAGAAGCCGCAGGGACGAGCCAACCACTACCTGCGTGTGAATGAGGAAGTGGTTGACGCAATCGAACGCGGTAAGTTCGGCATTTAATAGAGGATAACTTAGAGATGAAAAAGACAATACCTTGGATCCCTGTGGGACACCCTGACTTCAAATGGACCACCGGTGCAGACGTGCAAGCGCTCTGGCGCAAATACGGCTGGACCCCTCCGAGCGAGAAGATGACCCCCATCCCGCCTGAACAACTTCAAGAGCGCAAACCACAGAGGGCTGCAGCATGACACCGACAGCAAATCTACGCTTTGTTGAGCGTGAAGCAGGCTTTGAGCAATACGACGTAAAAGTAACTGAACGTCATGGCACAGAGGTCTGCTACCGCCAGAAAATTATTCGTGTCCTCCAGCAATGGTGGGAAGACTCAGATTCATTCGACATGATTACTGCTCGTCCTACCGGCGAATGGCGCGATGTACCGCTTCACAAGGACGCCCCATGACCGGATACCAAAGTAAAAAAGAATCCGCGCAGATGAAGCTCGACTTTGTGTGTCCAGGGTGTTACCATGCCGAGTGCCCCACACCGGCAAAGTGCTACAACTCAGCGCACCGCAATCAGGTGCTTGAGGAGGTCGCTCAACAGTTCGACCGCATGCCGTTCGGCGATACCGCTGCCAGCTTTGCGTGCTACGTCAGGGAGATGAAGTCATGACACAAGACGAAATCATTGACATGTGGCACGCGGCTAACGGCGTGAAAATAAAAGGCGCGGAGTACGACGCAGTGGCGACCTTTGCTCAGCTGGTGGCTCGGCATACGCTGTCAAACATTGACCCAAGTAAGTTCATGTCTTACCAAGAAGGAATGGAAGCAGGGCGTTTAGCCGAGCGTGAGGAAATAGCGCAGTTCATTGAGCAAACTAGGCTTGGTTCATTGCCACTTGAAATTGCATTGCATTACGCAACTCTATTGGGGTCTTATGCAACAGCCATCCGAGCAAGGGGACAAGCATGAACAATTACGAAGACGAGTTCACTCGCATAATCAACAAACCAGACAAATATGTCCCCGAGATATGGCATCGAGAACTTGAGCAAGTTGAGGTTGGACGCTGGTTCTTTGGCCTATTTTCAGTTTACGAGTACCGCTACACAGAATGGAGAAAAGAATGACTGACTTTGGAAGCGCACCGATTAAGATGGAGGGCGGCATCGCTGACCCTGACGATTTCGAATGGGGGTGTGATTGCGAGGCTTGTGCGTTGAAATACGAAAAGTGGAAGGAAGCGTATGACATTCAACAGAAACAACTGAGAGGTGAAGCATGACCGTAGAGATCAACAGCTCAAACACCGTAGCGGTTGACCGCGAGTATTACTGGCAGCCGATGGACACCTGTCCCCGTGGCGTCAAGGTTCAACTGCTCGGCGCAGGTGGGGTCGCCGTGTACGGTCAATACCACGGCAAAGACCCGTGGTGGACGCATTGGGCTCCGCTGCCCGTTAAACCGAAGAATGAGCCTGTGAAAGTCCGTGAAAGTCGGGAGTCTCATGGTCATTTATGGATTGACGCCTTATACAAACCGCAGGAGGAAAAATGAAACACGAGAAAACATTTGCCGCGATTGACAAACTCAAAGACGTTGAGTTGGAATTACATCGATTAAAGAATGCGCTTGAGATGGCGAACAGAGCACTAGAAGCGAAGGATGCGCCTGCGAGCACTGGCGAAACGCTGTTTCGGCAATTCATGAGCGAGGCGGAAAAGGTTGGGGTAACGCACCTCGCCCCACCACAGCAAGAAGCGAAGGATGAGCCTGTGGCGTGGATGTATAAAAGCGGATCATATTTTGATGGAAAGATATGGCATGGCACATATGCGGTGACTACAAGCAAGATGGCCGCCATTTGGCATGATAAGGATGCCAAGCCTCTCTACACCACCCCACCACAGCGCACATGGGTAGGGCTGACTAATAAAGATTGGAATAGAAGTAAACACACCGAAGATTTTCAAAAAGGCGTTGATTGGGCAGAAGAAATGCTTAAGGGGAAAAACACATGACTGAATGCGAAACATTACCGGTTGAGGCAAAAGTTATTTGTTCTGATTTTGACGAAGACTGCGCTGGCGTTGAGAACAAAGTTAACTGCTGGCTGTATCAGCCGGAGTGTGGTCTTTGCCCATTCTTGAACAAAGCCAAACTCAAGGAGAAGAACACATGAGCGAAGACGACATGAAGTTTTTAGCTGAGGTGGCGCATCGCGCCAAAGACCCCATTATGCTACAGTCAATCATTATGTCGGCAATAGGTGGTGTGCGCCGTAACGCCGAAGAGGTGCGCAAGCATGCTGTGGACATGGAAGTTATTGCAAACATGGCGATGAACACGCGATTGTTTAAAGGCAACGAGAAGTTTCTGGCGGACAAACTAGAAGGCTGGAAGCACATGAACGGACTGCGGTGGGATGACCAAATTGCCAAACTCAAGGAGAAGAATACATGATTGAATGCCAACACCGATGGGAACCCGTTGACGGGCAACCGATGTACAAGTGCACAAGGTGCAACGCTTTTATGAGGATCATCAAATGAGCTACCTTGTTGCCTCATTACCGCCGCTCAAGTGCTACGTCAAACGCGAGTTCCTGTACAACGACCACAAAGGTCACAACGAGCTTGAACCGGCAGTCTGGGTCAGTCTCAAGGCTCTGCGCGGGCAGGTGTTCCGCATTGAGTCGTTGCTACCCCACTACGGCGCGTTGTACGATAAGCTGCCTATCCACGCCTACGTATGGCACGCTGACGCGGGCAACCTGCCGGTTGATACGCTTCAGCTGTGGGACTGCATGAGCTACCGGTTCACAATCATTGAGAAGATCGCCCTGCGCAACCTCGGTGTCAAGTTCCTCGGCAAAGACAAGGAGTGGCACTTTGGGCGCTACCTGTTTACCGTGGACTTCTGCGCCGACGGAATGGAGCTGGACACGACCTTCACTGAGCAAGCCGAGGAGCACAAGTCCTTCAACTGGATCGCCCTTGACAACGGGCAGTTCGCCTGCCAACCCAACAACCGCTGCCTGTGGTACGACCAGAGCCTGATACCCGCTGAGACGAAGTTCCCCGACTTTCAAGCGGCGCAACGGCTCTGGACCGTGGACGGCACACGCAAGTGGTCTGCCGGTGATGACTGGTTCTACGACATCAAGGAGAGAACATGACCAACAAAACAACTTACGCAATCGTGTTTGTGGTGCTCACGGCGTTCTGGCTGTGGGTGCTTAAAACAGTATGGGGATCAATATGAACATCATCATGTACACAAAGGCTCACTGCCCCAACTGCACGAGCGCTAAGCTCATACTTGACGCTCAACAGCTCAGTTTTATTGAACGCAGCGTCGACTCTCCGGAGTGGCGAGATGTGTTTACGCGTCAATACCCTGACGTCAGACAGATGCCTCAGATCTTCATAGAAGGTCAACGCGTGGGTGGTCTAGCGGGGCTGCAAGCCGCGCTCAAACAACTAGGAGCAAACTCATGAAATTCAGAAAGAAACCCGTAGTCATTGAAGCCACTCAGTGGTTCAAGATGGGCGACCACCCAATGGTTTATCAGGTCATGGGGAATGCCGAGGAGATCAATGGCTGGGTTGCCATGACGCCAACGGGATGCTATGAGATCAAAACGCTCGAAGGACGCATGACCGTGTCTGAGGGCGATTGGATAATCACAGGTGTCAAGGGCGAGCATTACCCATGCAAGCCCGACATATTTGAGATGACTTATGAACCTGCGGAGTGAGGTTATGAAGGTAATCGTTCGGTTTAATCGTTCGGGTAATCGTTCGAACGATCGCGCCGAACGAACGATTAGGTTTTTGCCTTGTCTGGATACGTTCGGAACGCCGGAGGAGAGGGACTGTCGTCCTCTCTCCGGAGCCGATCAGAAGGTTCACCGAACGGTAGCGCAGCCTAACGGAGTGAGGACTTCAGTGGTTCACACAGGTGATCGTTCGGGTAATCGTTCGGAGTAATCGTTCGGTGATTTTCAGACTTTGTCATTTTGTAGGCGAAAGTAATCGTTCGTTCGGTCCCTCTCTATATAGACGAACGAACGATTAACTTTGCGGCTTGTCTTTTTTGAAACAGGAAGGTATAATCTCAACCATGGCCACCACACCCCCCACCACCCCCGTTGTCGGACGCAACAAAGGCGTTCCGCATACCACCGCCCGCAAGTACGACCGCGCCGTCGTCTCTGCCCGTATCTGCGAAGAGCTGAAACTCGGGCGCTCGCTTGAGTCGATCTGCAAAGATGCGGGGATGCCCTCCGTGGGGGGCTTTCTTGAATGGGTCAACAGGGATGACCCGAAGGGCATCGCGGCAGATTACGCGCATGCGCGCGAGATCGGCTACGCGCTGCTCGCTGACGAGATTGTCGCCCTCAGCGACAAGACGCACGAGTGGGTGACGGTGCACGCGCTGGACCCCGACGGCAACCCGATGTACGATGAGAAGGGCGAACCCCGACTCAAGAAGATGCTCATGCCGCTCAACAGCGACGTCATAGCACACAAGCGGGTTCAGATTGACACCCGCAAGTGGATGCTCAGCAAGATGCTGCCGAAGGTCTACGGCGACAAGATCACGCAAGAGCACACCGGCGCTGACGGCGGTCCAATCGCACTCGCGGCGGTTGACCTGAAGAACCTCAGCGATGAGGAGCTTGAGAACATGAGCCGCCTGCTCGCCAAAGCCGGAGGTACAAAATGAGCGCCATGAATGATTTGAGGGTTTACTCATACCGTGAGGTTGAAGTTGAAATCATCAGATGGGCAGAAGCCCGCAAGATTATCCCCAACTCCACCCCTGCTGCTCAGCTGCTCAAAGCGGTGAGCGAGCTGGGTGAGCTGTGCGACGCTGAGGGCAAGAAGGACATCGCTAAGATCAAGGACGGCGTGGGTGATACCGTTGTCTGCTTGATCAACTACTGCGCCCTGCGCGACTTGGACCTTGTGGAGTGTCTGATTGAGGCGTATGCTGAGATCAAAGACCGCAAGGGTACGCTCATGCCTGACGGGACGTTCGTCAAAGAGAGCGCATGAACGCACCAATGTCCCCCGCTGTGATGCTTGAGATGGTCAAGCGGGAGCAAGACCGCCGCAACGCGTCTGCCTCGCTGTACGAGTTCGTCAAGCAGTCATGGCACGTGGTGGAGCCAGGAATCCCGTTCATTGCGAGCTGGCACATTGAGATCATCTGCGAGCACCTTGAGGCGGTTAGCTCGGGCGACATTCACCGCCTGCTCATCAACATCCCGCCGCGTCACTCAAAGTCGACAATCGTCAGCGTGATGTGGCCAGCGTGGGAGTGGATTACTGACCCTGCTCAGAAGTTCCTGTGCGCCTCGTACTCCGGCAACCTGAGCACACGCGACAACTTGAAGACGCGGCGACTGTTGCAGTCACCATGGTATCAAGAGCGCTGGGGACACATGTTCGCGTTCGCCGGAGACCAGAACGCCAAGCAGCGGTTTGAGAACGACAAGACCGGCTACCGGCTCGCGACCTCAGTCGGCGGAACGGCGACCGGTGAGGGCGGCTCGCGGTTGATACTTGACGACCCGCACGGCGCTCAAGCCGCGCAGTCAGAGGTCATGCGTGAGTCAGACCTTGAGTGGTTTGACATGGTATGGTCAACGCGACTGAACAACCCGAAGACCGATGCGATGGTGACCGTCATGCAGCGATTGCACGAGCGCGACATCAGCGGTCACATCCTTGAGGACATCAAGGGCTGGGAGCATATCTGCATTCCGGCGGAGTGGGACGGCAAGTCACGCAAGACCGTGCTCGGACCGTACGACCCACGCAAGAAGAAGGGCGAGCTGATCTGCCCCGAGCGGTTCGGCGAGAAAGAGATCACGACGCTGAAGCAGCTGTTGGGCACGTACGGAACCGCAGGACAGTTGCAGCAAGACCCCACGCCGAGCGAGGGCGGTATCCTCAAGGTCAAGCACTTCAACCTGTGGCCAGCGTCATCAGGCTTGCCCCCGTTTGAGTACATACTGCAGTCATACGACTGCGCGTTCACTGAGAAGACCACGGGCGACCCGACCGCCTGCTCGGTCTGGGCGATCTTCACGCACAAGGGCGTGCGCAACGCGATGCTGATTGATGCGTGGGACGAACACCTGAGCTATCCAGACCTGCGGGCACGAGCCGTGAAAGACTGGACGACGGAATACGGCGGGATGACGAAGGACTCGCCATACTCACGGGCGAAGCGCCCTGACCGTATCTTGGTGGAAGCGAAGGCGAGTGGGCAATCACTGTTGCAAGACTTGCGCTTGGCGAAAGTGCCCGCCGTGGGCTATAATCCAGGTCAGGCTGATAAGGTATCACGGGCGCACCAAGCCGCCCCCACCTTGGAGCTGGGATTATTGTGGGTACCAGAATCAGGAAAGAACCTCGGTCAACCAGTGAGCTGGGCTGCGGCTTTCCTCAAACAATTGGGCAAGTTCCCAGTGGCGGAGCATGATGACTATGTTGACACCTTTACGCAAGCGATCATCTACCTCAAGAATGACGGGTGGTTTGAGTTGCCGCGAGCACGGGACGTTGACGAGCCACGCCACTCAAACAAACCGAGGATAAATCCGTATGCAGCCTAAGAAGCCAATCTGGGACAAAGCACGACCAAAGGGTCTCGGCGAGAGCAAGACGCTGTCACCAGCGGCTAAGTCCTCCGCCAAAGCGGCAGCAAAGAGCGCCGGACGCCCTTACCCCAACCTCGTCGACAACATGAGAGCGGCGAGGAAGAAATGACCGAGCGCGTCGACAAGGACAGCTTGCCGTTGAATCAACCACGGCGCACGCCGAGCCACCCCACTAAGTCCCACATCGTGAAGACGAAGGTGAACGGTAAGGAGAAGATCATTCGCTTCGGCGAGCAAGGCGCTAGCACGGCGGGTAAGCCCAAGGTGGGCGAGTCCGACCACATGAAGGCTAAGCGTGCTTCGTTCAAGTCGCGTCACGCGGCTAACATCGCCAAGGGACCAGCCAGCGCCGCGTATTGGGCTGACAAGGTCAAGTGGGCGGACGGCGGTTCAGTCAGGACGCATTACGCTAAGGGTGACTCCGTTCAAGCCCAACCGCAGAACGCCGCGCTCGGTCGCATTGCCGACCTGCTGAAGCAGACCTACGCACCGCAGCGCACGCAGCAGATGCAGGGGATGATGGAGTTCCTCGGTGTACCGGCTACTGCCCGAACCCTTGAGCGGATGAGCTACGGACAGCCGATCACAAACATCAACAAGGCTAACGTCCCCCTGCTGCCCGATGACACGGCGGAAGCGGCGATGTTGGTCGCGCCGCCCCTCACCAGCCTCGCAAAGCGCGTGGGTACCAACCTCGTGCAGACCGCGCCAGCCGTTGCCCGTGACATCGTTCAGAGCGCGACCTCGCCTCTGCGGTCGTATGCCGTGAAGCCGAAGGGTGGTAACTGGGCTCCACCGATCGGTTCACAGGATAGCGTTGAAGCGGCTATCCGTCCGCTTCGACCCAATATTACCCATCGCGATGACGCTTTAGTCCTCGGTGGGGAATACGCTCGTCAGGCTGACAACCCTGAAGTTGCGGCGCGAATTCAACAAAACGCGGCACTAGACAAGTGGCTTGACACAAAACTGCAGAAGTACATCCGCAACGAGATGGGTACTCCGGAAGACCCAATCCGTCTTGCGCACGAGGAGGGCTTCACGCATATGCCAGGAGACCAAGCTGAAGAGTTCGGCTCATGGCTACCTGAGGAAACCGCCAAGGCGCGACTCAGAGCCGGTTACCCCGAGGAAGGGTTCGCTGTGCGTAAGCACGCCGAGGCGGGTTATCCTGAGGCGATGGAAGCTAACACTCGCAAAGCCGAGTTGTGGGAGACGCTGGCGGACAACGAGATCACCCAGTCGCCCGCCGGAGCTTATCAAGAGCAGTTCCGTACGGCGCGTGAAATGCCCAGCTTTGTGGCTAATGGTAAGCAAGCGATTTCGATGGCGGAGCGTAACCCTTGGATTGAGAAGCTCGACCGCGAGACACCGATTTATAAGATTGACAGCCCTGTACCGTTCAACGAGAACCTCGGGTTCAACCACATGGCGGACGAGATTCAGAACATGCTTGACCCCGAGTCAGGTCTACCCGCCGCGTTGCGCTTGACACCTCAACAGCTTGACAAAGTGTCTGTCAAACAGATGGTAGAGAAAGTTGACGCGGTCAACAAGTGGCGTGCCGAGGAGGCATCCAAGGCGGAGCTTGAAGGCATGATGGGCAACCTGTCCGCCAAGCCGAGAATGCAGATTCCTGACACGCAACTTTCGTTCGTTAAAGAACCAGGAATGACGTGGGTTGACATCCCCGCAACTGTTGACGAGTCGGCTATGAAGCTCTGCACGACTATCGGTCGGCAGGCGGGTTGGTGTACGCAGGGCGAAGGACTCGCCAAGCGTTACGGCTCAGGCGACAACCGACTCACGACGTTGATTGACGCTGAGGGTCGTCCCCACGCGCAGGCGATGATTAGAAAAGACGTTGACCAAGTTACTGCTGTTGAAGACGCAACTTTGTACATGACGCCGGAGCAGGAACTCGCTTACGACCGCCACTTCAGCCAATTTGACCGACCTCCTGAACTAGACGAAAGTCTTGAGTGGCTCAAGGAAAATGCTCCCGACGCCTACAAGACATATGAAAGCGTCTTGGCTAACCAGTCCGACTCGCCATCAAGTATCATTGAGCTAAAGCCGGTCGGCAATGAGTTCAGCAGCGCTCGCGCTCGTGAGTATGCTAAGCGTGACCCACAATACCAAGCAAAAATAACTGACTCGGTGTTGAAGTTTTTGAACGCCGGTGAGTGGAGTAAGGTCAACGACCTTGACCATTACGACATCGTAGACTTGCAAAACCCGAACATGGTCATGCGAGCGCTCCGTGACGTATTAGATTACGACTTGCCGCATGAGCGTATGGACAAATTCAAATACGCGGTCAACTTCAATCCTGACGCACCGCGCTTTATGTCTCGTAGTCAGTTCAGCAGTTTTGTTGAACCGCCCCCACCGCCAGTCAAAGAGCAGAAGATGCTGCAGGGTTTCTACCGAGGTTTTGCGGGTGACAACCCTGACACCGCTGAAGTGTTTGCTACGCCGCAGAAGCGAGTCGCCGATTATTACGCGCAGAAACGAGCTGGGCAGACTGGTGAAGCGCCGCACGCGGAGATGGTTCTAGCGGATCCGTTTGCCGGTAAAACTTACGGTCATGCTACGGCGGGTAGCGGCGCTCAAGAGCCGATGTTCACCCGCGCAAAGAAGCTCAAGCCCGAAGAAATCAAGAGCCGCACGCAGCTTTACGCCGAGGGCGGAATGGTGGGCACACCGCCCACAACGTACGACCCGTTTCAGGTCGATCAGATTATGGGTAGCATCAACGCGCCGCAGAACTACGCACAGGGCGGTAGCGTGTCGGCATACGACCCGAGCCGCGTGGATGCAATCGTTAACCAGTTTATGTGAGGTGAGTAATGGCAACTGAACGACTAGAAGATGACATGCCTGAAGGTGAAGTAGTTCAACTTGAGGATGTCGACAACGAGGTAGAGGACACCGAAGACGGCGGGGCAATCATTCGTGAGAAGAATGCTGAAGACCACGCCGACAAACTCGCCCACTTTGCCAACATCGTCGAGGAGGTCGATCAAGACCTGCTCAAGACGGCGATTACCGACCTGATTGAGAAGATCGGCAATGACAAGGAGGCGCGTGAGAAGCGCGACAAGCAGTACGAGGAGGGCTTGCGTCGTACGGGCTTAGGTGATGATGCTCCTGGGGGTGCTCAGTTCACCGGCGCAAACAAGGTCGTTCACCCGATGCTGGTCGAGGCGTGCGTGGACTTCTCTGCCCGCTTCATGAAGGAGGTCTTCCCGCCCAATGGTCCGGTGAAGAGCAAGATCCTAGGCGAGCGGGACAAGTCCAAGATTCAGAAGGCGGAGCGTAAAGCCGAGTTCATGAACTGGCAGACGACCGAGCAGATGGTGGAGTTCCGTGGCGAGCTTGAGCAGTTGAGCACGCAGCTCCCGCTCGGCGGCGGTCAGTACATGAAGTTCATGTGGAACCCGTTGCACCGCCGTCCTGCCAGCGAGTTCATCGCGATTGATGACATCTACCTGCCGTTCGCGGCGACCAACTTCTACACCGCCGAGCGTAAGACGCACGTGCAGTACATCACGAAGTTTGAGTACCAACGCCGCGTCAAGTCCGGCATGTACCGCGACGTTGACCTCGGCACGCCGGATGATCCCGAGTTCAGCAAGTCCACTCAGGCTAACGACAAGATTGAGGGACGCAAAGACCTGAGCTACAACGAAGACGGCTTGCGTACGATCTTTGAAATTTACACATACCTTGACTTCGGGGATGGTCCCGAGCCTTACATTCTGAGCATTGACAAGTCTACGAGCCTCGGTCTGGGCTTGTACCGTAACTGGGAGCCTGATGACCCGCGCCAGCTTGAACTCGATTGGATTGTGGAGTTCCCGTTTGTGCCTTGGCGCGGTGCGTATCCTATCGGTCTGACGCACATGATTGGCGGCTTGAGCGGTGCAGCCACCGGCGCACTCCGCGCCTTGCTCGATTCCGCTCATATTCAGAACGTCCCCACGCTGTTGAAGCTGAAGGGCGGTCCAGGAGGTCAGACCCTCAACGTCCAGCCGACTGAAGTGGTTGAGCTGGAGGGCGGGGCGCTCATCGACGACGTGCGCAAGCTGGCAATGCCACTGCCGTTCAATGGTCCCAGCCCCACGCTGTTCCAACTTCTCGGTTTCCTCGTAGACGCAGGCAAGGGCGTGGTGCAAACGTCCTTTGAGAAGCTCTCTGACCAGAACCCTAACCAGCCTGTAGGCACAACCATGGCGCTCATTGAGCAGGGCATGGTGGTGTTCTCGTCAATTCACAGCCGTTTGCATGGCTCGATGGCGCGATGCTTCAAGATTTTGCATCGAATCAACAGCGCTTACCTGACGACTGAGGATGTTGAGGCGCAAGCCGCCGGTCTCGAGATCGATCCGTCTGATTTTGACGGTCCGATGGACATTATTCCGGTGTCAGACCCCGCAATTTTCAGCGAAACCCAGCGTTTTGCGCAAACTCAGGCAATTATGCAGCGTGCGCAGGCTATGCCACAGCTATATGACGCACGAAAAGTGGAGGAAATGTTCCTCCGCAACATGAAAGTGCCTGAAGGCGAGGTTTTGAACCCGAAACCAGGTAGCGAGGACATGGATCCGGTGAGCGAGAACGTCGCCGCCGCTATGGGACGCCCAATTTACGTGCTTCCGTCGCAAGATCACATGGCGCACTTGATGACGCACATCCCGTTCCTCAAGTCGCCGCTGTTCGGCTCAAATCCTGCGATTGCGAAGACGTATTTGTACCCGATTGCGACGCACTTGCGTGATCACCTGCTCAATTACTACCTCGTCGAAGCGCACAACGCGGTTGACAAGGCACAGCGTGCGGAGTTGATCAGCGAGGAAGCTGACGAGCAGGTGAAAGTCATCTTGGAAGTGCAGAAATTCATCGAGGCACAGCTCGGCAACTTCGGTCAAGAGCTGGCGCAGCTGGATCAAGCCGCTCAGCAGTTCAAACCCCAGCCACCTATGCCGCCCGACAACAGCTTGCAAGTTGCACAGCTCAACGCTCAGGTACAAGGTCAACTCGCTCAGCAGCGTGCTCAGCTGGAGCAGGCAAAACTCGCCGAGACCGCCAAGTACAACCAAGCCAAGTTGGCGCAGGACGCACAGACCACGCAGGCGAAGTTGGCTGCGGATCAACAATCCGACAGCGAGCGCTTGCAGTCTGAGCAGATGAGACAACAAGCCGAGAACCAACGCCTCGCCGCAGACCTTGAGACCCGCGAGCGTATGAACACGGCTGACAACGACACCGCGAAACTGCTAGCCGCTGCCGAGATGGCCACGGGTGAGCGCGTCGCAGTGAGCACCGGAACTGGTATCAACCCTAACCCTTGAGGAGAACGCTATGAGCGACAAACCTAACAACAATCAAGTGCCTATGACGGGCGCGTTTGTGAAGCAACACCACCGCATGGCTGCGGGCGAAAAAGTAGACGGTCAAAAGCTGCCTGCCGCCCCCGCCACGCCTAAGACTCCTGCATGAACCTTGAGTCTCAACTCCTGAATCGCCTCAAGGCAGAACAGCAGTCATTTGCTGTTGACGCCTTGAAGCGCCCTCAGACTCGCGACACTTTTGAGTACGGGTATCGCGTGGGAATGGTTGCCGGTTATGAGGCGGCAATCAACGTACTTTTAAACCTTCTAGACCAGGAGAAAAACCTTGACAATGACTTATGAGGACGCAATGGCGGAGGCTTTCCCAGCAGTAGATGCTGGAATTCAGCCTTTCGGAAGCCGTGTTCTGATTCAGATTCGAACGCCCAAAAAGAAATCCGCTGGTGGTATCATCATCGATATTCACGGCTCTAATGAAACCGAGAAGTGGAACACTCAGATTGGCAAAGTGGTTGCCTTGGGTCCGCTGGCTTTCAAGAACCGTAATGACATGAAGACGTGGCCAGAGGGCGAGTGGTGCAAAGCTGGTGAATACGTTCGCGTGGCTAAGTACGGCGGCGACCGCTGGGAAGTGAAGATTCCTGGCAAAGACGAATCTGCTATGTTTGTGATTTTTAACGACTTGGACATCATCGGGCAGGTAACTGGCGACCCGTTGGCAATCCGAGCATTCATCTGAAAGGAGATGATTTATGGCTGATGTGATGAAGGAAGACGACGAAAAGGGCGGTGAAGAAATCATCATCGTCGAGGACGAGTCAAAACTGACTCAAGAGAAACCGCAAGATGATCAGGATGATGATCAGGAGGACGCTGAGGATGACCGTACAAAGTCTTCTGCCGAAGACGAAGAAGGCGACGGTAATGACGACGAGCGAGACGCGATCCGCGAGCGACGCCGACTTGAGAAACTTGAGCGCAAGGAGCGCCGCGATCAAGCCATCAAGCGCGACAAACTTGAGCTGGAGTTCTTGCGCAAGCGCAACGACGACCTTGAGCGCCGCGTAACCGCTCAGGAGCAGCGAGCGCATCAGGTAGACCTCAGCAGCTTTGATGCGCAGATTGCACAGGCGTCGCACGATGCCGAGATGGCGGACCGCGTCATTGCTAAGGCGGTAGAGGCGGGCAACGGTGCTGACGTGGCGCAGGCGTTGAAGTATCGCGATCAGGCGATGCAGAAAATGCAGCAACTCCAACTCGCCAAGCAACAAGCCGCCCAGCAACGCCCCACAGCGCAGCAACTTGACGACATGACCATGCACTACGCTAAGGAGTTCATGGATGAAAACAAGTGGTACGACTCGAAAGGTCGCGACGAAGACTCCGCTATCGTAATCGCTATTGACCAATCATTGGCCAAGGACGGTTACAATCCACAGACGCAGGAATACTGGGATGAATTGCGCCGACGCGCAGCTCGCCGCCTGCCTGAAAAGTTCAAAGCCGAGCGCAAGCAAACCCGTGACGACCGTGAATACCGCGAGGAGCGCACCCCTAGAGGTGGTCCCGCAGTAGGTTCCGGACGTGAGCACGCGCCAGCTACAACGCGTAAAGAAATTTACGTCAGTCCCGAGCGTAAGCAAGCATTGATTGATGCGGGCGTTTGGGATGATCCTGTGTTGCGCATGAAATACGTCAAGCGCTACGCCGAGTATGACCGCACTAATAAAGCGTGAAACGCTTGAATGAGTTGCCTTTTTATTTTTCAAACCCTATAATTGGTTTCAATCGCTGAAAGGAGCGAGTATTATGACAGACGAACGCTTGAAGAAATCCGCAGGAGAAGGTCGTGAGAATCGTGCGATGTTAGATCGTGCAGTCACACAAAACCGAGAGGTGACCGAAGATGAGCGGGTTGAAATGTTCCGTCAGCAGTTTTTTCAGTCCTCTCTACCGGACTTACCAAAAATCCCAGGCTGGCATTGTTGCTGGCTGACCACGACTAACCCTCGTGATTCGATCCAAATGCGGATCCGCTTAGGCTACGAGCCTTTGAAGCCGGAAGAAGTTCCTGGCTGGGAGTACGCAACCCTTAAGACGGGTGACTGGGTCGGCTTCATTGGGGTGAATGAGATGTTGGCTTTTAAGCTGCCCATTTCTCTTTATGAGAAATACATGAAGGAGGCGCATCACGATGCACCCCTGCGTGAAGAAGAGAAACTCACCGACACGGCAGAGTTCCTCGAGCAGCAAGCGCGTTCATCTAAGTCGCGACTGACCATGGGTGATGGTAATATGGAGATCGGGCAACAGCGGGAAGCTCAATTTGATCTTTCCTGACGCAACCTTTTAATCCATTAGGAGCAAACTATGTCTTCGACTAGCGCACCATATGGCTTTCGTCCATCTTACCACAACTCCGGTCAGATGCGTCCGAAAGCCTACACGATCACTAGCACCTATGCTACGTCGATCTTCTCTGGCGACCCCGTTAAGCTGACCAGCGACGGTGTCATTCAACTCGGTACGTCTGACGGTACTCGTTCAGGCACCACCGACGGCGTTACCCTGCTCGGTATCTTTGCTGGCGTTCAGTACTTGGACTCTACCGGCAAGCCCACCATTGCACCGTTCTTCACCGGCGGCACAACTGGTACCGACATCGTGGCTTGGGTTTACGACGATCCTGAAACCATTTATGACGTTCAATACGCTAATCCAGGTACTCCTGGCGTTACTTCAGTGCAAACTGCGGTCGGCGCTGAGGCTGACTGGCGCGTTGCGTCTCCTGGTGGTTCCACCTCCACAGGTATTAGTTCTACATACCTGACCGCCTTGCAATCCACATCTGGCCAGTTCCAGATCACCGGTTTTGCATATGATATCACTGACTCTTTGACAGACGCTTATGTAAATGTTACGGTTCGTATCAACGAAGCCGCTTACAAAGCTCCTGTTAATGCAATTTAAGGAGGGCTAAAACATGGCTACCCCAATGCGTAGTACGGACTTTAGATCCGTAGTTGAGCCTATCCTCAACGAAGTGTTCGATGGCGTTTATGACCAACGCGCTGACGAGTGGAAGATGGTCTTCCGCGAGCAAAAAGGCATCCCTCGCAACTACCATGAAGAACCCGTTCTTTATGGTTTTGGCGCAGCGCCTGAACTGCCCGACGGTATGGCTGTTTCTTATCAGTCTGGTGGCGTGTTGTTCTTGCAGCGTTACCTCTACAAAGTCTACGGTCTGGCGTTCAGCTTGACCAAGGTCTTGGTTGAGGACGGCGACCACATCCGTATCGGTCAGACCTACGCCAAGCACTTGGCGCAGTCTTTGATCGAGACTAAGGAAACCCTCGCAGCTAACATCTTGAATCGTGCCTTCAACGGCGCGTATGTTGGCGGTGACGGCGTGTCGTTGGTTGCAACAAACCACCCCATCGTTAGCGGCACATTCAGCAACCAGCTGACTACACCTGCTAACTTGTCACAAACTTCACTTGAGCAGATGCTCATTCAGATCCGCAACGCTGTTGACAACAACGGTAAGCGTATCCGTTTGACACCTAAGAAGATCGTTTCCGGTCCTTCTAACGTGTTCCAAGCTGAAGTCTTGTTGAAGAGCGCCCTCCGCGCCGGTACAGCTGACAACGACATCAACCCAGTTAAGTCCATGGGCTTGCTGGCTGAAGGTCAAGCCAACTTGTCTCGTATCACTTCATCTACCGCATGGTGGGTGCAGACCGATGCGCCTGAAGGCTTGAAGTTGTTGATGCGTCGCGGCTTGGAGAAGTCTATGGAAGGCGACTTCGAGACTGACTCTATGCGCTACAAGGCTACTGAGCGTTACACAGTGGGTTGGACTGACCCACGTGGCGTGTTCGGTACTGCTGGCGTTTAATAAAGGTGGGGGACTCAAGTCCCCCTCTTTATATTTCTGGGTTTTTCCGGAGTGTCTGACAGTCCCAGCTGACGTCATGCAGACAGACACTTCACCTTTACTCGCATGAGAGGAAATTTAAAATGGCATCTACCACCTTCTCCGGACCAGTAACGTCCACAAACGGCTTCATCGGTAACTTGACCGGTAACGTCACAGGTAATGTAACCGGCGCTGTTGCCGCTACTACCTTGGCAGCCGCTTCTACTTTGACTGCGGCTCAGTCAGGTACAACCTTCTTCCTGAGTTCAGCTACTGAATTCGCTACAACCCTGCCCGCTCCCGCAGCTGGTTTGACCTACCGATTTATCGTAGGTGCTGCCCCCTCCGGCGCGAGCTATACGGTTGTGACTGCTTCTAGCGCTAACATCATCAAAGGTCAAGCGGTTAACGCTGCCGGTGTTGCCGGTGACACCGGTACTGCTGATGACACTATCTCTTTTGTTGACGGTCAAGCCGTTGCCGGTGACACTGTTACAGTGATCAGCGACGGTACTAGCTGGTTCGCTTACGGCATGTGTGCCGTCGCCGCTGGTATCACTTTCACACAAGCTAGCTAAATTGAGGGGGTTCGCCCCCTCATTTTAAGGAGATAAATATGGCTGACGCAGTAGCTTCGCAAACGATTCTTGACGGTGAACGCCTGTTCATCGCCAAATACACTAACCTTTCAGACGGCACGGGCGAAACCGGTGTTGTCAAAGTTGACGTCTCAACACTGAACCCTAATTCGTTCGGTCTCGCGTGCAACGGCGTCAAGATTAACAAAATCTACGCTACCACTCACGGTATGCAAGTCCGCGTATTGTGGGACGCTACGACTGACGTGTTCGCGTGGGTGATTCCTCAGAATTCAAACTACTTGATGGACTTTTCGTCTTTCGGTGGTATCCCTAACAACGCAGGTGCGGGTGTGACCGGTGACATTTTGTTCACCACGCAGGACGCAAGCGCTGGGGATTCATATACCGTCGTCCTTGAATGCCTCAAAACCTACGCTAGCGCCTAAGGAGTAACAATATGAC